TGATTCTGATTATTGGGTTTGGATTGATGGTTTAACATTTACAGTCCCGTTATATAACGTGCTTGGATATTTTACTGGTGGAGGTTATGTTAATCCTATTCCCGTTGGTAATCTAACGTATACTATTGAAGATATGGCAGATATACACCCACCACTCAATATAGTAGGATATCAAATTAATAAGCATCAATGTATGGACTGTCCTTACTCTTCTACATTAATAGGAGTGTATAGTAAATATAATTATAGACCAAGACAGCAAGTATTTTTTGATTCTCAAATGAAAGGGGATACTGCTAAAGTATTAATTAAAACTGTGTTTAATAGTGATTTTGGTCCTAGTGAAGAGGTTACTACACAGTTTGATATAATTTTTGAATAATGGTTACGGAAACTTTAAGCTTAAATGAAGCACTAGATTTAGAATCAAAAGGTGATATCAAAATATATCAACATCACGATATAGCCTCACCTTTAGATAAATTACCTGAATCTGTACAATGGAAACAAAATTGGGAAGAAGTTAGAAAGAAATATAGAAAAGTAAATCTAACTAAATTACCCAAATTTTTAGATTTTGAATATCAAATAGAATATAAATTTAGAGAGGGTGAAGATCCAATAGTTATAAACTGGGTGTATTTATATGCTAAAGATGTAAAAGATCTTGAAAAAATAGATCAAGCAGCCTCTAAAGGACAATATGTTTATATTTTAACAAATATTGCTTATCCTAATTTATGTAAAATTGGTAAAGCGGTAAGTCCCCAAAAACGTATCAAACAGATAAATGGGGCAGGGGTTGTAGTAGAATGGGAGTTAAAATATGCTATACCTGTAGTTGATGATTATAAGGTTGAGCATATGATACACCAGAATTTAGAGGCTGTAAGAATGGACAGCTTTCAAGGATCTAGTAGAGAATTTTTTAATATATCTTTTGATGAAGCAATAAAGGTAGTTGAAGGGGTTGCTAAGGATTTCCAAAATGGAGAGCCTACTTATTATTAACCTTTAAATTAAAAAATATGTACCTTTATATAGCTATAGTTTCGCTTTGGATGATTTTTATAGAATATATCTGGGAATCTACTGGTGAAAAAATGACGGTTACTGAAAGGGTTATGAATATTGTATTATTTCCTTTGGCTTTTGCAATATTCTTTTATACATTTATACGAAGTTTTTTTAATAAATAAGTTATGGAAAATAATATCGAAGAACAAAGAATTGATTTAGTTAATGATTTAATTGCTACTACAACAGTAATGGATGAATTATGGTATTATCACCCAGAAAATCCTAATAGAAAGGATATAGTGGAAGAATATAAGGTTTTAGAAAAAATCAAAGACCAAATCGAAGAAGAAATTAAAAACCTAGGTTAAGAGGTTAGCCGAAGTGGTGGAATTGGTAGACACGCTGGACTTAAAATCCAGTGGACAGAAATGTCCGTGACGGTTCGAGTCCGTCCTTCGGTACTAATTTTAAAAATCTCTATATTTATAACAAATGGAGGAAATAAAAGGTATAGTTATTGAAGAAATAGGTCATAAGGCTTATAAAAAAGGTTTCTTTAAAGAATGGAGAGATTATTTTTGTGTTTTAAATAAAAACGTAGAATTCTCTCCCCATGAGGCTGCAAAAATAGCTTACTATGAGATAAAAGAAAAAAAGAAAAATGATAAACAAGAATAAAATTTTTGATTTATTCGAATCTCAAGAAGATGATAACTCTACTTCCCAAACTTTAGATCTCCCTAAGCCTCCTATCTATAATATAGGGATGTTTTCTAAAATTATTCTTAACCACAAGACTTTTCATCAAAAATTACAAAGTTTCTTTCAAAAAGAAGCTGAAAATTATAATGCTGAGGTTACTAAAAAATATTCCGAATTTACAGTATATAATAGAGCTTGGTTTTATATAAAAGATGTTAATATAAAGAAAAAAATAGATTTAGAATCATTAATCAGTTTTGATAATCAATTATTACTTTCGTCCCTTAAATCAGCTATCAAATATTTTGAAGGCAGAGAGGAGTATGAAAAATGTGCCCATCTTTTTACCATTCAAAAAGTTTTAGAAGATTTTCAAAAATAACTTGCCTCCCTCAAAGAAAGTTAATAACTTAGAAAAATAAAATTATTTAAAAATAATAATAAACCTCTTAAACGTTATGAGAAATAGAAATTTAATTAATCAAAGATTAGAGAGACTAGAACATACTCTAATAAATCTAGAAAGAATAGTAAATACCCAAGAACCTATAGAGGTATATAAAGCCACAATTCAAAAGGCTCTAGATACTGTAGATGAAATCAAAGGTGCAGTGGAAAGTGAGCCAATGAATCCAAGTGAAATGAACCGAATTTAATTTAAAATAAAATAAGAGTTATGAATTTATCAGCAGAACAAATCCAGGCAAACTGGGAGGTATTTCTTAGTAACATTGAAAAATATATTACTGGAGAACGTAAACAAAAATTACTTGATTTTTATAAACAATATGAGGAGCGTATAATTTTAATGCCCGCGGCTCATAAAAAAGAATACCATAATGCCTTCCCAGGAGGATATGTAGAGCATGTTAACCGTGTAGTACGTTGTGCTTTAAAACAGTATGATTTGTGGGCTGAAGAAGGAGCAGATACAACAACGTTTACTAAAGAAGAACTTGTATTTTCTGCTTTAAACCATGATTTAGGTAAAATGGGAGATGAGGAAAATGCTTCTTACATCCCTCAGACTGATCAATGGAGAAAAGATAAATTAGGAGAAGATTATATGTTTAATACTAAGGTACCATTTGCCTCAGTTCCCGACCGTGGTTTATTTTTACTCCAATCTCATGGTATCCAGTATACATTTAATGAAATGTTAGCTATTCAAACACATGATGGTTTATATGATGAAGGAAACAAAAAGTATTTATTTGCTTTTATGCCAGAACAAAAACCACGTACCTCATTACCTTTTATTTTACACCAGGCCGATTTAATGGCAGCTCGTATTGAGTTTGAGCGTGAATGGTTACCTAAGTTAAAAGGAGGAAAAGATAGCTTGGAGAAGCAAAAAAAGAGTTTTACATTGAATAACAACTCTAAATCCTCAACAACAAAAACAAAAGCCTTAGGTTCACTCAAAAGTGAAGGGCTTAAAAATATGTTAGATAATTTATGATTGATATAATTATAATTTCTGTTTTAAGTGTTTTGGTCGTTATCTTAGGATATACGACCTTTAACCTTTTACGAAAAAACGAAAAAGCTGAAGATATTATAAATTCTTATTATGATTTCTTTAATACATTTTCTACTCAAATTGATGAATCTCAAAAACGATTAGAAGAGATTGATCAAAAAGGTATTTTTAAAAGCGATGATGAAATTGGTTGGTTTTTCAATGAAATTAAAAAAATTCAAAACAACATTTCCAAGTTTAAAATCAACTAATATTTTATGGCCGCGCCTAAAAGGAAAAAAAAGAGTAAAAACTACTTTACTCAAGATACGGAAAATGCTATTGTACGATACAATGGTCTAGATCCTACCGAAGATGAAGAGTTAAGAAGTAAAATATATGAAAGAGAAATTCATTATGCCTTCTTTAAACTCACCCAAAACATAATTCACACATTTAAATTTTATCATACTGAAGTAGAGAATCTAGAACATCTTCAGCATGAAATTATTACCTTCCTATTATCTAAAATTCATTTATTTAACCCCGAAAGAGGAGCTAAAGCATATTCCTACTTTGGAACTATAGTTAAACGTTGGTTGATATTATATAATAATAAAAACTATAAAAAAAAGATTAAAAAAACAGGGATTGAAGAACTAACTAAAGACGGATCAGGACATTCCTATGATCTTAATGAAGGAGATACTAAAAGTGACTTAGATAAGTATATTGATATTTTTGTAGTCCATGTTGAAAAAAATATATTTGAATTATTCCCAAAAAAGAATGATGCCCAAGTAGCTGATGCTATTTTAGAACTATTTAGAAGAAGAGAAGATTTAGAAATATTTAATAAAAAAGCTCTTTACATTTATATCCGTGAAATGGTTGATGTTAAAACCTCTAAGATTACAAAAATAGCATCCCAACTATATGATATATTTAAAAGTAACTATGTGTTTTATCTAGAAAACGGATATACTAAGTTTTAATCCCTCCCTATATCAATATTTATAATCAAAAAGTATTATGGGATCTTTAGATGATTTAGTATTTAAAAATAAGAAATTTTCGGATCTTCTTAATGAAATTTATGACAACCAGAAAAAACGGGAAAAGCAAATTTCTGGTTTGATAAGTGAATTAAAACCTCTAATCGCTGATATAGGGGATGCTACTTTAATTGTTCCCCTCATTAAAGATTATTTAGAATTAGGCGTAAAGAACGATGAACAATTAATTAAAATGGCAACTATTATACAGCGTGCCATCAATAATAAGGGCGGCGATGATTCATTGGGGATTACAGAAGAAGAAAAACAACAGTTACTAGAGGAAATGGAAAGATTAAGTAAAGATAACCAAAATGGCCCAGAGTAATTTTGGATTTTCAGGACTAAATAGAACCCTCAACCCCTCTTCCAACGATAAAACTAATCTTGAAATTCAATTAGCTGAAATTGCTTCTAAAGTAATAGCAGCTCGAGTTATAGATATAGTTTTAGATGATAATCATCCAAGATGGGGTCAGTATGGGGCATGGAATGGTATTGGAACTATTGAATTTGAAGATGTTTATTCACCTGATCCTTCAAAAGAAACCAAATCCATTGCTAAGCCATTTTTTCCTCAATTATCAAATTACCCATTAGTTAATGAGATTGTTTTAATATTTAAACTTCCAAACCAAAATATTGGTAATATTAGTGGTGAATTTACTTATTATTATCTTAATTCTATAAGTATTTGGAATCATCCCCACCATAATGCTTACCCCAACCCCCTAAACACCATTGAATTATCTCCTTCTCAACAAAAAGATTATCAAGATATTGAAGGAGGGTCTGTAAGAAGAGTAACAGATGGTTCTACTGAAATTGATTTAAATTCACCTGAAGTAGGAGGAACATTTATAGAAAAAACAAATATCCATCCTGTTTTACCTTTTGCTGGAGATATTATAGTAGAGGGTAGGTTTGGTAATTCTATAAGATTAGGTAATACCTCTAAAGCTAAAGGATCAATTAAAAATAACTGGTCAGGAGCAGGAGAAAATGGGGATCCTCTTACAATTATAAGAAATGGTCAACCTACAGATGCTAATGATCAAGGTTGGATTCCTGTTACTGAAAACATTATTAAGGACTTATCTTCAATATATTTAACTTCTACCCAAAAAATACCTTTAATTAATGCTAGTGAAAACTATAGAGCATTTAATAATCCACCCTTAACACCTAGAGAGTATACAAAGCCTCAAGTTATATTAAACTCTGGAAGATTAAACTTTAATGCTAAAGAAGAAGGTATATTATTAAGCGGTAATAAATTTATATCTTTATCTTCAAATGGAGATATTGGTTTAAGTTCTGATTCTGGAATTAGTTTAGATAGTGATTTTGTAAGATTAGGAAGTAAAAATGCTCCTGAATCTTTAATTTTGGGGGATTCATTTATGGATCAATTTGAACAATTATTAATTAGTTTATCTAACTTATGTGATGCCTTAGATGCACTCCAAGACTGGCCAGGTGGCTCTCCATCTCCTAATGTAACAGTTCCACCAGCAGCTACAATAGCAAAAGAAGTAATTGATAATATAAAGGATTTAGTAACAAGTGCTAAAAAACCTTTATTATCTAAAAGTGTAAAAACTGTATAATGAACGAAATACTTCAAACATTTTCTTTATCAAATCAATATTCAATTAAAATTGAAAAGTTTGAGGTATTTGCTCCTGCCCCACAAACAGGATTTATAGAGATAAAACAAGCTATTTTATATGATAGTGATGGAGATTATACTTTTGAGGGAGATCAAGTTGATTTAAATGCTAATAATATAACTTTAACCAATAATGTTATAAATGAGTATTTTGATTCTCCCCGTCCTACAATCACAGAACAATCTGCTCCTCCCCCTCCACCTCCAGAACCTGCCCCTAACCCTGCTCCTCCTAATAAAGGACCAGGAGTTTATATCTTATCAAATGGGTATAAAATTGAAATAAAAGAAATTAAAAATGCTTTACAAGGAAATGGTCTACAGGGTGAATTAACTTCACCTGAAGGAGCCTTATTAACTAAAGGACCTATTGTAAAAGCAGTTATATCATCTAGAGATTCTGTAGGTAATTTTCAAGCATTTGATAATCCTGATTATAATAATGATGTTATAGTAGCGGATTTAATCACTGAATATCAGCCTCAAGGTCAAACTCAAGATCCTGGAAATTGGAATAATACTCCTACTGTAGTAGAGGTTCAAGGACCTCCACCACCTGTCCCTCCTGTAGAAAGAGAATATACTTTAACTGGTAGAGTAAGTGAAGCTGAAACCCAAAGAGGATTACAAGGTATAGAAGTATCAATTGAAACTCAAATTTTACAAGATACCCCCCCTTCATCCCCAGATAACAGTCAAGTTACAGTCCCTGAATCTGCTACTAATCAATATGAATATAGAGGTTCTTTAAATAATGATACTATATTTGTAGAAGTTATTCCTAGTAACCCTAAATTTCCTTCTTCTACTTACCGATTTAGTACTGTAACTTTTACTATTGAAGAAGCTATAGCGGATACAAAAGAAAAAGCTGATGGTGGTTATTTAGATAATAGATGGAGTGATGAGTATAGAACTAATGGTTCTATTATATACCCAAAAACAGGTACTATAATAGAAGGAGCTTTACCTCCCCCTCCCCCACCACAAACCCCACCTCCACCTTCATTACAACCTAAGACATTCACTACTAAGACTGATGATCAAGGTAATTATAGTTTAACTTTTACTATTAGAACAGAAGAAAAACAACCTGATGTTTATACAGTTGTAGAACAACCTCCATTAAAATTTGTAAAAGAAGGATATGGAGAATCTTCTACCCAACCTTATTTAGGAGATAAAACAGTTAAAACTCAACAAAAACTTGTTGAGATGTCTTCTTCTGAAAAAGATTTATCAAAACAAACAACAGCATACAAAAATTCAGCTGGTGATGCTATAAAAGATCTTAAAAATCAAGTTCCAAAAAATAAAGGAGAATTTGCTAAAAAATTAATTCTTAAAAAAGTTAAAGAAATAATTAACAAGCTTATACCTGTTATCATAGCAATGGTAGCTGCTTTTGGTATCTCTAAATTAAAGGAATTTATTGAGGGTAAACTTAAAAAAGCAGGTCAATGTCCACCTAAAGAAAAAATTCAAAAAATATTAAATAAACGGAATAATATAGTAAAAATTTTAAATAATATATATGATACTATAAACATCATAGTTATAGCTTTAGGGGTATTTAATGGGTTAATAGAGTTATTCAAAATAATAAAAAGCACTACAGTTAATCTTCCCATACCTCAAGCAATTGGTGTTCCACCAGCCAAAGATTTTGGTGGTTTAATTAGTGCTCAACCTATAAGTTCTACTACTAAGGCAGCAGATAAAGCAGCTAAATTTGAAAAACAAATAGAATTATATCAACAAATTTCTCTTACTATATTAGCATATCTAATAGTACTAAGAGCAGCTTTAAAAGCCGCTATTGATATATTAAATGCTCTAGATAAAAAGTTAGAAGAATGTCTTGAGGAAATTGAAAATGAAGAAAAATCAAATCTAGAAACAGATTCAGTCTTATCAACTGAAGGTATTACTAAAGAAGATCTTGAAAGAGGAGATCAAATTAATAGAGCTAAAAAATTAGACCTAGGAATTTTTAACTCTACAAATAGAGGTATATCTCAAGATTTATTAGATGCTTTAAAAACCCTAGAAGATAATGGGTCTACAACTGGGGGCGATGAGGGAGGACCTTTAACTAAAACTGTTAACGGGTTTACTTTAAGTGTTCAAGAAGATAACCAATCAGTTGGTACTTTAAAACGTAGATACGCTGTAGCAAAAGACTCTTATGGTGTGATTGTCCTTCGTGGTGAAAAATCATTTAGTGCTGTTGATCAAATTCTAATAGATGAACTTGAATTTTATATAAAACAGAATAATTTAAAAGCTAGTTAATTTAATATTTATAATAAATAACGTAATAATGAAAGTAAGTCAATTAAAATCTATTGTAAAAGAAGCTGTAAAGGAAGCCATTCAAGAAGAAATGAAAGACATACTTCTAGAAGCAGTTCGTTCACCTAAACAACCAATTCAAGAGTTTAAATCCTTTACTCCTCCTCCTGCTAATACTAAATCTAGAGAAGAGTTAAGAGAAAGCTATAAAAATATTTTAGGAGAAACTGCAGCTAGTTTTAATAGTTCTATGGTTGGGAAACCTTTACAAATAAATGGTCCTATGGATACTACTAGCCCTAATGGTAAATTACCAGAAGGAGAGTTATCAATGGATCAAATAATGGGATTAATGAATAAATAATGGCATTCGGAGCTAGAAGAATATTTCCTGATGATTTAAACGCCAGAAAAGCAATTGGAGTTAATATTCCTTTTACTGGGGAAGCAGTTTTTTCTTCTAATTATCAAACTAGAGATGCTATAAAAAATAATTTAATTAATTTTTTACTAACTAACCCTGGAGAAAGACCTGGCAATCCTGCTTTTGGTGCTGGATTAAGAAGATATATTTTTAGTCAAATAACAGATGGTAATTTAGACTTTTTAAAGGAAGATGTACAAGCCAAAATAAGTTCTAATTTTAACAATATTTTATTGAATTCTATTCAAGTATTACAAATACCTGATGAAAATACTATTAATATAGTTATTACATATAGCATACCCAATACAGGAATTAATGATCAACTAGAATTAAGCTTCTCATAATGGCTACGAAAATAAAAAGAAATATAAATTATCTAAATAAAGACTTTAATGACTTTAGATCACAGCTCATTAATTTCTCCCAAACATACTTTCCA